GACGGAGTATTCACCGGCGTTGACGTATTCGGGACGCGTCGCGTCCCCTGAGCGGTAGCTGGGCATAGTTAGTTGGCTGGTTGAGTTGTGGGCTGCTGGTTGAGAGGCATGGGTTCACCTACCGGGCGGGCGGCGGATTTGTCGGGGACGAGGGCCACGACGGGTTTGCCCGGCTCGATGACGCCGGGCGGGATGGGTTTGTCCGGGAGCTTGAGCGCCCAGATTTCGCGGAATTTTTTCGCGCTGAGATTCCCGTAAGCCGCGAGCACTGCGCCGAAGCCGAGCGACTGGATGTGCCGCCCGACGTTGTCGTGATTGACGAACTCCGCGCCCTTACGCTGCTGGAGTTTCCAGCCGGGCACCACGAGGCCAGCCTTCAGCCGATCCTTCGCTGTGACCTCGGCTTTCTCGCGGTAGTCGTCGAGCACCGAGCAAGCGGCGAGGAAGCGGCCGAGTTTCGTGTCGTCCGCGAGGATCGCGGCGAAGTCGAAGGCCGGGCCGGTGCTGGCGAGCGCCGTCGCCGCCGCTACCGTGCGTGCCGGACAACTCTCCCGCTTCGCGCACCAGCCGCAGTAGTCGCAGAGCGTCGGCTGCTTTGCGGGGTCGCGGTAGCGGGCGACAACATCGGCCACGATCTGCTTCGCCTCGGCGAAGGTGAAGTGGTGCGAGACAACCGCGCGCTGATCGCAGAACAGCAGGTGCGCCGTCCACTCGGACGCGAATCGCTGCTCCATCAAGCCCAGCGCATACGCGGCCATTTGCTCGCGGTAGTTTCGCTTCTGCCCGGTCTTGAGATCGGCGTGTGCAAACCGCTCCGCGATGATCGCGTCGGCGGTGCCGGGATTTTCAAAGCCGCTGATCGTAATGCGGCACTGATCCTCGCGGGTCACGAGCGCCGTGCCGCCCGCGAGCGTCCGCACCATTGCCACGGCCCACTCGACCGCCGCGTGATCGTCGGCGTTCGGCGTGTAGAACATCTCGGCCTGATCGGGCACGCCTTCGATGCGGGCGCGAAAGAGCGCGTCGAGCGCGGAGCCGCGCGCGGCTTCCGGGCCGGCGTCGGGACTGGATTCAAAGCACGCGCACTCGGCGAGCTTCGGTAGAGCGGAAGGGCGCAGGCTCATTGGGCACCTCCCTGCGTTGCGGCGTGATCGGCCACGGCCTGGTTGAAGCGATCCGGCGCGGCGAGGACGCGGGCCTTGTATTCCGGCTTCGCATCACGCCACGTCTGCTTCGCGGTGATCTCGCCGCGCGCGACGAGAAACGCATTGATGGCGTCCTCGCGCCCGTCGAACAGCACCGCGAGCTTCGCGTCGTCACCGCCGTCCTTCTTCGTCGCGGCTGCGGGTGGCGCGGCGACGCCGGGATCGAAGACGTGCGCGATGGCGGCGTAGTCGAAGGGCAGCTTTTCCTCCAGTCCGTGGCGGTTCTTCGCATCCCACGCGGCGGTGTGCGACGTGTAGAGCACCCGCTCCTTGCCGCCGACGCCGCGCTTCTTGCCGCTGTCCGATTCGGCGATGCGCGTGAAGTAGTTCCCGAACAAAAGCAGATCGACCCACTCGCGCACGAGCGGCGCGACCTGCTTCGACAATTTCAACTCGTAGCGGTCGTAGGCACCAGCGGCCTCGGGCTGCTCAAACTTTCGGATCGAGCAGTGACCGAGCAGCACGATGTGGATGCCCCGGTCGCGCAGCGCGTCGAGGGAGCGCAGGAACCCGGCGAACTCTTCGGCTAGATACGTGTAGCCTTTGCCGTAGCCGAACTCCTCGATGCTGGCCTTGTGGCTGCGGCGGCAGATGTCTTCCGTGAGGAATTTCTCCGCCCAGTCGATGCTGTCGATGATCAGGGTCTTGAACTCGCCCGGCTTGGCCGTGAGTTCCTCGACCGCTGATTTGATGCCAGCCCAGTCGCGCGTCGTCTCAAAGCGGGCGACGTCCAGATGGTCGCTGCCTTGTTCGGTATCGATGAAGACTGGGCTGGGGAAACGAGAGGCGAGCGTGGTCTTTCCCAAGCCCTCCACTCCGTAGATGCAGGCGCGTTGCGCTTTCGCCAGTCTGCCCCGGCGAATCGGGAGAAATGACTGGCTCATCGTGCATCCTCCTTCTGGCTGGTGCGGACGGCGGGCAGGCGGTTGAGCCGGAATCCACGGTCGCCGAACTCGCGGCTGAGAAAGCCGGTGAAGATACAGGCCAGCGCGCGACCGATGGGCGTGGAGCCGTCGATGGTGCAGACGCGCTGTTTGGTATCGAGACGGAAGCGAGCTTCCATCCGCATGAGCGCCCGACCGAAGAGAGACTCGGTCGCCAGCGCAGCCAGCAGCAGCGAGTCTTCCACTTCGTCCATCGGGACGTGGTGTCGGAATGAGTAGAGGTAGGTGTTGGTCATTGATGTTTCGGTTGCGAGGGCGAGTCATTCGTCCCTCTGCGCGTCACCTACCGGGCCGCTCGACGATCTGTCGGAGCGCCGCCGCACGTAGTCCCCAAGCGCCGCATCCTCGAACACAATGCGGATTTCCTTAATGCGGTCGTAGATCGTGCCGCGCGGGATTTGGCAGATCCCCGAAATCTCCAGCACGGTGTGTTCGCGCAGCAGCGCGCAAAGCTGCTGCTGTTCTGGGCTGAGCCGCGCCAGCACCGAGGCGACATCCATCCGCATATCGCGCCGCGCCACATGCCCCGACGATGATGGACTCAGCCGACGCAGGTAGTCCTCGCAGGCGATGGTATCGCCAAGCTCTCCTTCGTCACCGTCGTCAAACGCGATGGGATCGTTGAGCGAGCAATCGCACTGTCGGTAGTCGCGCTTCGCCGCCTTTCTCGCCTCGATGATCGTCGCGATGCAATGCTCCACGATCCGGGCGGTGAAGGTGGAGAGCTTCGCCTTGGTGGGATTGAATTTGCCGAGTCGTCGTAGTAGATCGGCGCGGAGTTCCTGTTCGAGATCGTCTCGATCAGCTTCGGTGAATCCGTAGGTTCCGACGAGTTGCCGGGCTTTGTGACGGATGAGGTTTTCGGCGTGAGCGCCGCTGTCTTGGGTGCATGCGGTTGATGGCATGCGGCCCTTGCCGAAATTTCGGCAAAGGCCCGGTCGCTACGGGCCGACGTGGCTACGCAACTCTCTAAAAACGAAAAAGTCCCGGAGCTTTCGCTGCGGGAGTTATCGGGAGAGAAAAGTGAAATGAGCCGCCGAAATTTCGGCGACGAGCTAGACCTCAGCGCCCTCTGGTAAGATCCGAAAATCGCAGCGCCATCCTTTCAGCTCCCGACACCACGGGATCGGATCGCCATCGATACGGAAGAACTCCTGCATTCGTTTCGACAACGCCTGTCTGTCCTTTTCATCCAACGTTTGCTGCGCCCGCGTTGGCCTCAGTTCTCCTCTCCCGTTGGCGAGTCGCACGAGAAATTTCCAAGGTTTCGTCGGTGCGTTGTTCTTTGCACTCGCCAAGCCAACTTGCAGGTAGCCGAGCACTCTGCTGACATCGCCAATTGCAAAGTGCGCGTCATGGTCGTTTTGCATTCTGATTTTGAGATCGTGCCAACCCGATCCTCGGGGCGTCGGAAAAAATGTGGGCACGGCGGGCCCGAATGCCTCCGGGACGTGCTTCGCTCGGAACGTGGTGATCGCGTGGTTGGCAGCATCACCGACAAGCAGTTCACCACCTTTTGAAACGTCGACGGCACCATCAAGCACGAGCAGACCGCAGCTACGATCAGCAAGCATTCGCTCCACGGCGGTCGTCACGCCCCGCTTCGTCGGGAGCGCGAATATCGGCTTTTCATGCCGCGTCACCAACTGAGCGATGATGTCCCCCGGTGAGTCTTGCGCGTCCGGCAAAACAAGAATCACCGGAAAGCGGTAGCCCATCGTCGGGAAGTCGAATCCAGCAAGCCACGACCACGGTGCATCGACGACCTTTTCGACCTGAGGGTCGAGGTTCAGCGCAGCCGCGAGCGCGTTGGCAATCGCCGGGCCGTTGACGGTGTGAACCGCCAGATCCGATCGGCTGAAGTTTCGGCGTTCGCAGAGGCCGGTTTCGCACACCCCGATCATCTCTCCCCCGGATGTTTTCCTGATTTCGTAGGCGCAGCAGGTCGTGCCTGACTGCGCGCAGGGAACAGCGGGCGACAGGTTGTTGCTTGGCGTCAGGAAGGGTTGCACCAGCGCGTGGTGCGCGCCGAGAACCTCGCGCCACCACACACCAGGGCCATCGCGGTGCTCATCAATGATCTGCCACCACTTCATGCGCGGGAGCTTCGGTTTCCTCGTCAGTCGGTAAAATGAATTTCCGCAGCTTGAGCCACGCGTCGATGAGCGCGCCGTCTTCGTCACGCTCGTATTTGCCACCGTTCTGGACTGTGATCACAACCTGCCGCGGCTTGTCCGCATCGACGAACTTCACGTCAAATTTTGCGCGCACGATTCGCCCGACGCCCTTGGCCGGCTTTTTGAGTTCGCGCCCACGCACACGCAGAGACTCGAAGAGGTCGAGCGAGCGCAGCGTCTCCGAATCCTTGCGCTTCGGGTTCCACGCGATCTTCACCTCGCGCAGCGTGATTTTCTCGATCTGCCCGTGGTCGACCTCTGCGCAGGCCAGCGACGCCTCGCCGTCGGTCTGGAGCGGTTCGAGCGTGTATTTCGGAGCCTTCCTGAAAAAGTCGCTCTCGCCGAAGAGATGCTCGCCGAAGCGGGCGCGGTATTCTTTTTCCTCGCCGCGAGTGCCCGCGAAGACGCCGAGTTCGCCGGACTTCTTGTTGTAAATGAGCACGTCGTATTTTTCAGGCCGGAAGAACACGCTGCTCGGCTCCCCATCTTCGTAAGCGCCCTCGCGCTGGAAGACATCACCGTGCTGCACGAGAATCCACACGAAGTCGGTGCTGTCGGATTCGTAAAAGTGGACGCGGCATCCTTCTCCGCGCTTCTTCTTCACGAACCACGCGTCGAGATCCTTGCAGAGCGCCTGTTTCTCTTTCGCGGTGGGAATCTTGAATCGTGGGAGAGCGCCGGGACGTGCGCGGAAGAAAATGAAATTTCGGTCGCGCGTGGCGAAATGCTCGGTGTGCAGACCTTTGAGCAGCTTCGGGTCGTGGAGCCAAAGGGTGAGTGCTGTCTCCGCAGTCGTGGGATTTTCGGGCAGATCGAGGTCGATGTCTTTCTCCGTCGCGAGTTCCAGAATTGCATCCCGTCCCTCTTTGTCGGCCATCGCGTTGATGAGGAACAGCGCATCGATCAGATCCTTCGGCGTATCCTCTTCCGGATTCATCAGCGCGTTACAGAGCGCCGTGTAGTCGTATTCCTCGTCGTCGTTTTCCGGCAACTCAGGCACGCCACGTCTGCGGAGAAACTCGGCGAAGCGGGCGGTGAATTTCCGCAGCCGCGAATGCGCGAATTCTTTCAGCGCGGATGAATTGGAAAACCTACGTGGACGAGCAGCAGCCATAATTGTGAAGGGAGAGCCTATCACACCGGGGTAGGGCAAAGACAGTCCGACCTTGCCGACAGTTCCGAACCTTGCCCGGTAGGTATCGGCTACATGGCCGAACACCCGCATCTTCACCCTTCAGAGATGAGCGCTGAACAGCGGCGCGAAGAAATCGCCGCGTTGCTGGCGCGAGGTTACCTGCGGCTGCGTGCCGACGGAAATGGGCGCGGAGAGGGCGGCGACGAAATCGCTGTAAACCGAGACAAACCCCTTGAGGTCATTGGCGGCTCAAGCCCGTATGCGCGTGCAGTTTAGAACTATGGAAACGCACCACAAAGCCCACATTTCGAGGCAGTTGGCGCTCCTCTCAGAGATGACGGTGAGCCAGCTTCTCGGCAAATACGTGGAGGTCTTCGGCGAGCTGTCGCGCTCGCGCCACAAAGACTTCCTCCGAAAGCGAATCGCCTGGCGCATTCAGGCGCAGGCTTACGGCGACCTCTCCGAGCGCGCCCGCCGACGCGCCGAAGAACTGGCGAACGACGCCGACCTGCGGATTCGCATGACGCCCATGAGCGGCGAGCCGAACGGCCAGACGACGATCCACGCATTCAAGCCGACCGAGCAGCGCAGAACGCCACTGCCCGGTTCGGTGATCACGAGGGAATACCAAGGCCGCAAGCTGCTCGTGACCGTGCTCGACACGGGATTCGAATTCGAAGGAGCGGTCTACAAATCGTTGACCGCTGTCGCACGGGCGATCACGGGAACGCACTGGAACGGGCCGCTGTTCTTCGGGCTGAACAAGAAGGAGGCAGCGTGAGCGCCCGCACGAACGGCACGGCGCGCAAGGTCGTGCGCTGCGCCATCTACACGCGCAAATCCACCGACGAAGGACTCAGCATGGAGTTTAACTCCTTGGACGCGCAGCGGGAAGCGGCCGAGGCGTTCATCAAAAGCCAGACGCACGAAGGCTGGGTCTGCCTGCCTGATCGATACGACGACGGCGGCTTTTCTGGCGGCAACATGGAGCGGCCCGCACTCAGACGGCTCCTCGCGGACGTGGAAGCGAGGAAGCTCGACTGCATCGTGGTCTACAAAGTGGATCGGCTCTCGCGCAGCCTGCTCGATTTTTCGCGCATGATGGAATCGCTCGACCGGGCCGGCGTCTCGTTCGTCTCGGTGACGCAGCAGTTCAACACCACGCACTCGATGGGGCGGCTCACGTTGAACATCCTGCTTTCGTTCGCGCAGTTCGAGCGCGAGATCATCAGCGAGCGGACGAAGGACAAGATGAGCGCCGCACGGCGCAAAGGGAAATGGGTCGGCGGCTCGCTCATCCTCGGCTACGACCTGAACGCGGAGCGCACGCGGCTCGTCGTAAATCAGATCGAGTCGCAGCGGGTGCAGGCCATTTTTCACCTCTACCTCAAAACGCAGTCTTTGCTGGCCACCGCCGAAGAATTGAACCGGCGCGGCTGGCAGCGGAAGACATGGACGAGCAAGGAGGGCAAGACGACTGGCGGCGGCAAGTGGAACAAGGTGAACACGGTCGCGCTGCTCACGAACATGGCCTACATCGGGAAGGTGAAATACGACGGGCAGGTGTATTCCGGCGAGCAGCCCGCGATCATCGACGAGGCGACGTGGGCCAAGACGCAGGCGCTGCTCCAGCGCAATCGTCGTGAGCGCGGTGCGCGGCAGCGGAACAAATACGGCGGTCTGCTGCGCGGGCTGGTTTGCTGCGGCACCTGCGGAGTGAAGATGATTCACACCTACACGGACAAAGGCGGGATGCGCTACCGCTACTACGTCTGCCAAACCGCGATGAAGCAGGGCTGGAACCAGTGCGAGACGCGCTCGATCCCGGCGGTCGAGCTTGAGCAGTTCGTTCTCGACCGCCTCGCCGCCATTGGTGCCGACGACCGGTTGGCAAAGGAAGTCGCAGCCCGCGCTGAAGCAGAGCACGCACAGCAGACTGCGGCCCTCGTCGCAGAACGGCGCGGCATTGAGACGAACATGCGCGAGGCGGCGAAGATGGTCGCGGGATTGTTCGGGCAGCCGAATACGGTCGCCCGACTCGCCGATCTCCAAGATCAGATTCGAGCGGGCGAAAACCGGCTCACCGAGATTGCACAGGAACTCGCCGCGCTCGGCGGCGGCGACATCGACAAGGGCGACGTAACGTCCGCGATGCAGAGCTTCCACGCCGTGTGGGAAAAACTTTCGCCGAAGGAGCAGGCGCGGATGTTCGAGTTGCTGATCGAGCGCATCGTCTACGACAAGACGAAGGGAGCCATCGAAATCACGCTCAGGCCGGACGGCATCAAAGACCTCAATCAGCAGGCGGCATGAGTAACGGCGTCACGCTCGAAATCCCCGTTCACTTCGCGCTGGAGCGCCGCGGGCGGCGACGGCTGCGCCTCGGCGAACCCGCAGCGCCGCCCCCGGTCGAGCCGGGAAACACGCCGCGCATCTCGCGGCTGATGGCGCTGGCGATTCGTTTCGAGCGGCTGATCCGCGAGGGCCATGTGCGCGACTACGCGGACTTGGCGCGCCTCGGCGGCGTCACACGCGCCCGCATCACGCAGATCATGAATCTGCTCAACCTCGCGCCAGAGATTCAGGAAGAGCTTCTATTCCTGCCGAAGACCGTGGTCGGCAGGGATCGGTATTGCCTGCGCGAGATGCTCGGCTTTTTGCAAATCCTCGATTGGGATGAGCAGCGCCGCCGCTGGCGGGATTTGTAGTGCGCCGTTCGCGCACCGCTTTGATTTTCGCAGGGCCACCGTGCGCTTGTGGTTCGAGAACGCTCTGGTCGGCCATCTCACATTTCGCGTTCACCGAAAACGCCCGCGCAGAGAGGCGAGAGAGGATTTGCGAGAGGTGCGCTGGAATCGGCGCGAGGATCGGCCACTTTCGCTGCCCGATGACCTCTCTCTCGAAAATGCCGACACAGCGCGCCGCGCGTCGCAACTTGCGCTGGCTGCGAGAGAAACGAAGCGTTCGCTGGAAATCGTCAGCGCACCATTCGCGTGAACCATCCGAGCGGGTGGTTTGTGCGCTTCGCAAAATGGCTCCGGCGGTAGGATTTGAACCTACGACCAATCGGTTAACAGCCGATCGCTCTACCACTGAGCTACGCCGGAATTTTCGACCGCGGGCGGGCTATATGGTGCAGCCTCGTCATCGGGGCAACG